TTTGGTGTTGTTGAAACAGCAGTCACAGGTGGAAACTCCGTTAATTTGATTGGTGTGGAAGGAACATTTAACACAACTAATAATTTAAGAAGAGAAGGTCAAAGTGGTGCGATTGCAAACCTTTCATCTGTACCAGGTGCAGCAACAAATGTCTATATAAACAAACCACATTGGACTTCAACCCTAGACGGAGGAACTTTCTAAATGCAACAAAATAGTGAAGTGGACGTAAATGTTCTCGTCAACTTATATAATTCTAGATTATCAGCAGCATTAAATCAAAATGTTTTGTTAGAAGCAAAATTACAAACTCTAAAAAACGATTTTGAGAAAGAAAAACACGAACTTCTAGAAGAAATCGCAAATCTTAAAGGTGATTAAATATGCCATCAAATAGAGGACAACTTATAAACTACGGATTGCGTCAATTAGGAGCACCTGTTCTAGAGATCAATATTGATGATGATCAACTCCATGATGCTGTAAATGATACAGTGCAAATATATCAGGAGCGTCATTATGATGGTATTGAAAGAATGTTTTTAAAGTATAAAATAACACAAGATGATATTGATAGAGGCACTGCAAAAGGTACAGATGGTGTAGGTATAGTCACAACTACAGGTATACAAACCTCAAATGTCAAAGTAGAAAGTAATTTTTATGAAACCTCAAATTTTCTATCAGTTCCAGAAAATATTTTAGGAGTACATCGTATATTTAAGTTTGATAGTAGTTCCATTTCTGGTGGAATGTTTAGTATCAAGTATCAGTTATTCTTAAATGACTTATACTATTTTAATTCAGTAAATCTGTTGCAATTTGCAATGACAAAAACATATCTAGAGGATATTGATTTCTTGTTAACAACAGAAAAACAAATTAGATTTAATGTGAGACAAGATAGATTGTATCTTGATATTGATTGGGGAGCAGAAACAGTTGGTAATTTTATAGTTATTGATTGTCTTCGTGCGATAGATACAGAGCAGATATATAATGATCCTTTTGTCAAAAGATATTTTACAGCATTAATTAAAAAACAATGGGGTCAAAATTTAATAAAATTTAGAGGAACTAAATTACCTGGTGGTATTGAACTTAATGGTAGAGAAATATATGACGAAGGAGTTAAAGAATTGGAGCAGTTGAGAAACAGAATGGCACAAGATTATGAGATGCCTCCTCTTGACTTTATTGGGTGATGTATAATGGCATTAAATCCGTATTTTCAACAGGGAACTCAAGGAGAGCAAAGATTAGTTCAAGATTTAATTAATGAACAACTAAGACTTTATGGTGTAGAAGTTACATATATTCCTAGAAAATTTGTAAATAAAGCAACAATTATTGAAGAAGTAACAGCATCAAAATTTGATGACAATTTTTCAGTAGAAATGTATGTTAATTCATATGATGGTTACTCAGGTGCTGGAGATGTATTAACGAAATTTGGTATGAGTTTAAGAGATGAGGTTGAACTCACTGTATCAAAGGAAAGATTTGAGGAGTTTATAGCACCATTTATGGAGTCATCTGATGATATTGAGTTATCAACACGACCAAGAGAGGGTGATTTAGTATTTTTTCCATTAGGTGCACGATTATTTGAGATAAAATTTGTAGAACATGAAGATCCATTCTATCAATTAGGTAAAAATTATGTCTATAAACTTAAATGTGAGTTATTTGAGTATGAGGATGAAGTTATTGATACATCTCTTGATCTCATTGACACTCAAGTTCAAGAAGAAGGATTCATCGCTACACTTAAATTAGTAGGTGTTGGTAGAACAGCAACAGCAACTCCAATTTTAGGTTCAGGATATATTCGTGAAATATTCTTAAATAATGATGGTTCTGGTTTTACAGGAACTCCAACGGTTGCAATAAGTACATCTCCTAGTGGGCAACCACTTGATAATGCGACTGCTGTAGCATTTACGACTGAAAGGGCGGGAGTAAGATCTATAGAGAAAATATTATTAACTAATGCAGGTGCTCAGTATACAACTCCTCCAATTATTACAATTTCAGGTGGTGGTGGAACAGGTGCTGCTGCAACCTGTTCAATCAATACAACATCTAATGGTGTTGTCAGATTTGTAATGACTGATAATGGTATTGGTTTTGGTACTGTTCCAGTTGTTACTGTTGCTGCTCCTGCTGCTGGTGTTGCAAGTGATCGTGCAATTGGTATAGCTTCCATTGGTGATGCTGGTGCTGGTTTCAATCAAGTTAATTCAATATTTGTACAGAATGCTGGTATTGGATATACCTCTGCTTTACCTACAATAACCATCGCTGATCCTGAAACAATTAGTGGAGTTGGAACCTACTTATTTAATGAGATTGTTCAGGGAATGCGTTCAGGAGCACAAGCGAGAGTCAAATCTTGGGATCAGGATACTGGAATATTAGGAATCAGTAATATCGGTATTGGAACAACTGTATCAGGATTCTTCAAGGGAGAGGATGTTAAAGGTCTTACATCAGAGGCATTATTCAGTGTTTCAATTTATGATGATGAAGATCGCACAGATAAATATAACGAAGGTGACATTTTTGAGTCAGAGGCAGATGCTATTCTTGATTTCACGGAGTCTAATCCATTTGGTACATTCTAATGTTAGGAAATTACTTTTATCACGAAATAATTAGAAAAACAGTTATCGCATTCGGTACATTGTTTAATGATATTCATGTGCGTCACGAAGATCAAGCAGGTAATCCAATATCAGAGATTAAAGTTCCAGTTGCATATGGTCCAAGGCAAAAGTTTTTAGCGAGAATCCAACAACAACCTGAATTAAACAAAGCAACTCAAATCACATTACCCAGAATGTCTTTTGAGATAACAAATATCTCATATGATGCAACAAGAAAGGCAGGTATAACACAAACATTTAAGGCAGTCGATCAGGAAGATGGTGATAAGATAAAAAAAGTTTTCATGCCAGTGCCATATAACTTAGGTTTTGAATTAAACATTTTAGTAAAACTACAAGATGATGGGTTACAAATCCTAGAACAAATATTACCTTTTTTCCAACCTGGATTTACACTTTCAATTGACCTAGTGAAGTCGATTGGAGAAAAAAGAGATGTGCCAATGATATTAAATAACATTTCGCAACAAGATGATTATGAAGGCGATTTTTCCACTAGGAGAGCGTTAATTTATACCTTATCATTCACTGCAAAAACATTTATGTTCGGTCATATTGCGAAAACTCCAGAGGGACTTATTCGTAAGGTTCAAGTTGATTACTATTCAAGCACCGATACTAAAACTGCGAGAAGAGAACAAAGATACACCGTTGTTCCTAAAGCGAAAAAAGACTATAATCAAGATAATGTTATAGATACTAAAGACGAACCATTCATCGAACCAGGTGATGATTTCGGTTTTACTGAAACAAGCACTTTCTTCGGTGACTCAAAAGATTTTGCTCCAAATAGAGGTGTGGATATCTAATCATGAAAAATTCTTATGATTCACTTAATGATACATTCAATACTGAACCTGTTGAAACAGATATCGTAAAAGATGAAAAACGCAAAAATCAAATTCAGAAACTTACAGATGATGTAAGTAAAGATTATGATTATACAAGAGGTAATTTATACTCGTTAATTGAAAAAGGGCAGGAAGCGATTAATGGTATTATGGAAGTTGCTGGTGAAACTGCAAGTCCTAGAGCGTATGAAGTTGCAGGACAATTAATTAAAAGTGTTGCTGATACAACTGATAAGTTAGCAGATTTACATAAGAAGGTAAAAGAGATTGAAGAAGATAATCCAAAAAAACAAAATACTGTTACAAATAATGCATTATTTGTAGGTTCAACTAGTGAATTATCAAAAATGTTAAAAGACGGAATACTAAATAGTAATAACTCTGAATAATCATAATGGGAAAGAAGTCCTGTAAAAAAGGATTTTACTACTGCAACAACGATAAGAAGTGTAAACCGATTCCTGACGGATACAAAATGCGTGAGGATGGTTTCCTTGTTAAAGAAGGTTGGTCTGACAAATATAAAAAGTCAATTGACTGTGATAATCCAAAAGGGTTTAGTCAGAAAGCACATTGTCAGGGTAAGAAGAAACAGATGAATGAGGGGAAGGACAAAAAACTGACTAAGATTGTCAAGCAACTTAGAAAATCAGTAAAGAGTCACAAAAAACAAGCGGATTACATTGAAAAAGTAAACGAAGAATCAAATCCTCGAATTCCTCGTAAAAAAGGTCAACCTGCTAAGTCTAAAAAACATAGCGATTTATACACAGATGAAGATCCTAAAGGAACTATTCATGGACTTGGTTTCAAGAACGTTGCTACTGCTAAAGCAAGCGTGGCAAAAATTCGTAAATCAAGTAGATCACATGCTCATAAAATCCAAGCAGCGATTGCTATGGAACAAAGAGCAAGGGTGATGGGTAAGACCGCTGAAGCCGCAATCTTTCGTAAATACATCAACTCAATGAAAAAGAAAACAAAAGCGAT